AAACTTTTTAGAAACTACCTAAATAAACTTTTTTGATGTTATGATGTTCTGAGGCTGTATAGTTTATCTACTATTTTATTTAAGACTTCGTTTCTTTGAATATCATCGTAGATATTAAAATTATCTACATCTAAACTCATTTTTTCAGATTGATTATATTCATTATACCAAAAGTCATATTTATCGTTTAATCTTAACCAATATTTCATAGGTACACTAGTTTCTATTCCTCTATTTCTAGTTGCTATCCTTTTTACTGCTGTTTCGGTTGAGCACTTTAAGTATATCATCAAATTAGGTGGTTTAATATGTTCCAACATATTATCAAATAATGTTTTATAGGTATTAAATTCTTCTTTTGTCATTTTGTCATCTTCATGAAGCATTTCTGCGAATATTTTGTCACCGTATATACTTCTGTCTAGAATACCTTCTGACAATTTATTTATTTCTTTAATCATTCTAAATCTTTCATTTAGGAAATGAATTTGAAGAGCAAATGACCATCTAGTTTGATCGGCATAAAATTTATCTAATAAAACTGAAGTATCATCACTGGTAAGTTCCTCATAGAGTTTAAAATTAGTGTATTCTGATAAAAATTTTCCAAGGGTGGTCTTACCTGCACCAACTGTAGATTCTATGGCTATCATCATAAATAGTGGAATTATTTTTAGATTTATATAATAATATATTATATAAGTTTATGACAAGGAGGATATCTTACTTTTAATTTGGTTATAATATTTTCTAAAAAAATTATCTTTATAATTAGACCATAGCGTTCCACCACCTTTAATATCGCTATATTCCTTTTTCTCTAAATTAATAACATCATCTTCTGATAATCCTTTATTAATAAGATATATAAATTGATACCACATTGGGGTTTGTTCATCGTCTTCATTTGGATAATATTTGAATTCTTTTTTTGATACCAAATATGGTTTTCTTTCACCTTTTAGATCCAATACATGACCAACTTCATGAATCAACCATCCTATTTCTTTTTCATTCTCTAATCTACTCTCATGAATTTTTATGCCACCTTTTCTATCATTTTCTGTACCTCTTGGTTTTCCATCTGACCAATCTTCTTCAGAAATAATGTAAACCGGTATATAAAAAATACAATTAGAAATTTACAATAAAAATAGAGAACTTCATACATTTTTATTTATATATAAGAATAAAAGACACATATGTTGCGAATTGATTTTATTAAAATAATAGAAGAAAAAAATGGACCATCCGGTAAGATGTATTCAGAGAAATACGTTAAAAATAATTATTCTGAAATATTTAATGACATTATTGATTTTTGCAAAGATGAATTATTAGATTTGCCCTTCAAAGAAAAGGTGTATCATTACGTACATAAATTAGATAAAATTATTTATTGTTCTAATCCAAATTGTAATAATATAACAAAATTTAAAAATTCAACACTAGGATATTCTAAATATTGTTGCAATGCTTGTATAAGTAGAGATCCTAAAATAAAGAAGATAAAAGAAGATAAATCTTATAAAAAATATGGTACAAAAGCACCTTCAATGAATAATAGTATTAAGAATAAAATCATAAATACCAATAATAAAAAATATGGATCAAATAGTCCGATGCAGAATAAAGATATTAGAAAAAAATCTATTGAAACACTAATTAAAAATTATGGTGTTGACAACCCAAATAAATCAAAAGAAATAAAAGAAAAATCAATAAAGACTTTAATAAAAAATTATGGAGTAGATAATCCAAAAAAGAGTGAGAAAATTAATAATAAAATTAAAGAAACTATGATATTGAGGTATGGTACTGAACATGCTTTACAAAATGAAGAAATTAAAATAAAATCTAAAGAAAATCAATTATTAACATTAGCAAAAAAAATTAAAGGATATTATAAAGAATATGATATTCTAGATATAGACAATAAAAATAAAAAATACAAAATGAAGTGTGATAATAATCACACCTTTGATATTGATTATACTTTATTAAATTCTAGAAGAAGAACTAACACGATAATATGCACCGAATGTAATCCAATAAATAAAAGTATATCGGGATTAGAGATTGAAATGATACAATTCATCGAAAAAAATTATAATGGTTTAATAATTTTTAATGATAGAGATATTATAGGTAAAGAATTGGACATATATATGCCAGATTTAAATTTAGCTTTTGAATTTAATGGATTATGGTGGCACAATGAAATTAATAAACCTGATAATTATCATTTAGAGAAAACAAATTTATGTGTAGAAAAAAATATACAATTAATACATATATGGGAAGATGATTGGATATATAAGAAAGATATTATTAAATCTATGATATTAAACAGACTAAATAAAACGCAACATAAAATTTTTGCAAGAAAATGTGAGATAAAAAAAATACTAGATAAAAAAATAGTTAAAAATTTTTTAGAAAAAAATCATATTCAAAATTATATAACAAGTAAAATAAATATAGGATTATTCTATAATGAAGAATTAGTTAGCTTAATGACATTCGGTAATAAAAGAGTAGTCATGAATGATAAAAATATAATAAACGAATGGGAATTAAGTAGATTTTGTAATAAATTAAATACAAATGTTGTTGGTGGTGCATCAAAATTATTTAAATATTTTATAGAAAATTATAATCCAACCGAAGTTATTACATATGCTAATAGAAGTTACTCTTATGGTAATTTATACGAAAAATTAAATTTTAAATTTTCTCATATTACAAAGCCAAATTACTATTATATTGTAGATAAAATAAGAAAACATCGTTTTACATACAGAAAAAATAAACTTATTAAGGATGGATTTGATTCTAGTAAAACAGAACACGAAATAATGCTAGAAAGAAAAATTTATAGAATATATGACTCTGGACAATTAAAATTTATTTGGAAAAATAATATCAAATAAAAAAAAGGGAGAATTTTATTCTCCCTTTTTTTTATTTGATAACCATCTATTATCTAAATCCCATTGATTGAATATCACCTTTCTTCATAATTGTGATATTATTTACGATGATACCCATACCTTTGATAATTTCAACGTATGTATCAAGAACACCAAATTGGAGATCGATTACATAGTCAGTATTATTGGTTTCGTCGCAAACGTTCCAGAAATCGTAGAATGCGTCGTTGTCTAACATATCTTTACAGATTTTGTCAGCTCTATATTTAATTTCAGCTCTAATTTCTGGCGTATTGAATGACCATTGATATTTCAACAACATATCATACAATCTATTTTCAAGTTCAATAAGAACTTCTCTTGAGTGTAAGAAGCTTAATGAGCTATATGGAAATATTTGTGCTGTTGACTCATCGTTGATGCAATAACCATTATTGATTTTGTAAACAATTGGGTTAGCTCCCATAGAGTGTAAGAATTCAAGGTCGGTATTTGTGAAGTCCATTTCAGTTTTAGTGATATTGGAAACTCTACCATTTGTGATACCTGCTGCTATTGTCCAAGGAACTAATCCTGCTACGTTGCTTACGAACTTATTCATATAAGTTGTAGCTGCAAACATTGCTGGTGGAACCCATTTTGGTATTCCATTATCATATATTTTAATATATGGGAAGAAATAACCAACACAGCTTCTACCGTCAATTTCACCGTGTCTTTGTGCGAATTGGTAGTAGTAATCTGGATTCTTACTTTCGTCTGCTCCATCTTTAACATATTCTAAGTTAAGTGTTAGATCATCGTTAACGAATGATGGGTTAGTTGATTCTCTAAACATCTTAGCACTTGGCATATTAAGGAATCCTAATGAATTCAATTTCATACCGCAAATATCAGCTAATTGTTGTTTAGAGCCGAATCCGTCAATTGGTTCTAGACCAAGACCGAATGAATCTACCAAATATCTCCAAGATATTTTATTTTTATCTGCTAATCCTTTTGCAAGGTTAGTATCTTTGGAAATTATATTCAATATTGAATTTTGTCTTGTATCTGTACCATCAGGCATAGAATCTTGATGAACAACAAATGGAGAGATTTTCAAAGCTTTATATTCATCTACGTATTCATCGATAGATGGATATGTGTAAGTTTGATAATCGATTCTTGTTGTACCAGTTGCTATATCATAATCTTCAATTTTGATAGGAGCGTCAGTATAAAGAATTTTCAAATCAACATTTGTTGGATCGTTGCTAACTCTGATAATTCTTGTGAATTTTCTTGGTACTGATCCTTCTAAGTAACCTTCACCAGCTGGTGCTGTCCAATTTGCCTCATCATAATAAGCTGCTAAGAAACTACCTCTTGTTACTTCTGAGTATCTTGCTTTATTAACTTTGATTTCTTGACAAGTTGTAAGATCATCACCAACCCATTCTTCGATTTCAACTGACTGTTGCCAGTTAGAAACTCTTGAATGAACGATTAAGTCATAATCGTATTTAGTTGAATCTACCCAATCATCTTTATCTACTTCGTATGCTGTATCTGTTATTACTTCAGATAAGAAATCTACTGTCAAAAGTTCACTTTGGTCTAAGTACATTTTCATATACACTTTATTTAATGTAGATCCTGAACTATTGTTAATATAGAAGTAGTCTAGGTTATTAATAATACCATTATAATAATCTTGATAGAATTGTGAGTATGTTGCTACAATACCATATTCACTTGTTGTACCTAAGATGTCATATCTAGTTATTAATGAACTTGTGTTTACACCAGCGTCGTGTAATAAGAACTCATTATCGATATAATACATCAAGAAATAATTACCATAATGACATTCATCTGCACTAGCACAGTATATTTTGATACTAGCATTTGTTGTAGTTGTAGCTGCAACTGAAACAACTGCTGTGATAGGCACTTTGTCACCTGAATCTGCTGTAGCACCTGAGAATTTAATAATAACACTTTCGTCTGAGATATTGTCATACATTTCGTTGAATGCTCTCATTTGTCTCAAATAATTGTAGTCATTATAAACTCCAGTTTGACCTGATGTACCATTAAACTCAATATTTAAGTATGTACCTGTTAAATCATAGCTATCAGTAATAATTGTTTCGTAGCCTGTAGCAGTACCAATTGGCACATAACCAGTAGTGTCACTAAAAGTGGTTGAATAATAATCTAAAGTATAAGTAGATCCTGATTTTAAGTGGTGTACATAACCTAGAATAATTGTACTATCTAAGCTGTAAATATAGTCAGGTTTTACAGCTCCAGTATAGGTGTTCTTAGCTTCACCATATAATACATTAACTGTATTATCGTTAGTTAAATATAAAACATCATATCTTGAAGCCACTGTATAAGTAACACTACTTAAGTAAACTGTACTTCCAGTAAATCCACTAACTAATGTACCATTAATAACATAATAAGGATATGAACCATTTCCAATTTCAACAGAACAAAGAGTAGATCCTGTTGCTGTTGTCACACCTGTAAAGTGAAATAAATGATCATTTGTAAAGGCTCCTGCTCTATCTCTATCAGAGAAAGGTGGGTTAGCTATTTCATATAAATAATCATAATTATAACTATTGATGCTATTGGTAATAACATTATTTGATGAATCAAGATAAGTTTGTGGATAGGTTAATTCTTCTCTTAATTGAGTTTCGTATGACATAAATTTGATACTTGAAATATCTTGTCCTACAAGAACATCACCTATAATATCAAGATTACCTAATTTGAAGTCAGCTTCTAATAATGAATCTTCATAATATGTGCAGAATAGACCAGTTTTATCAGTATTACTATTAATAACATTTTTAATATACATATCTCTATTGTTCAAATCTTTGAAATATGGTATTAATGAAACATCATATTTGGCTAATACATTAACTGTTCTTTCATAAATGAAATCATTTACACCAGTCTTAATTAAACCATTTCTGTTAAAGTAGGCACCAAAAGTATTATCGTTAGCCAAAGTTCTATAATCTGACCAATCACCTGCTAATACTAACACAGTTACCATATAATCTGATATCCATTCTCTATAATCGATATATGCAGGAACTTTTGTTCTATCACCGTACCACTCTTCAGCAGTTACGTCGAAGCCAGTTATATCTGATTTGTACATAAATACAGTAATATCTTTGTCACCCATGTTAGTAATATGAAATAATCTATTGCTATCTTGAACACCGAAATTATTGGATTTAACTACATTTAAGAATGCATCTGAATCTCTTTCCCAGAAATCTTGACGATTAAAAAACAATTCATAAGCTGATCTTGTCACCGAACCATTTTCATATTGTGCGGAAACTGAAATTGATTGCCAGTCAACCTTATCTCTATTTGGGTCGGTTGATAAAAGATTAAGTGCCCAAACTGGACCACTTTTTAACATTTGTTTCACTGTTTTATGAAAAAATGATCCTTTATTCTCTAATCTTCTATCGTCATCACCGAATATTGCTGTAAAGTCATTTGGATTTGTAACATAAATTGGAGCATTAAATGGTCCTTTCTTAGAAAATCCAGGAACAAGATTTATAAGTACATCTTGTATTGGAAGTTCTATAACACTGTTATCAATCTCATTGATGAAAATACCTGGTCTTTTGTATTTTCCGAAATCTTTGTCTTTGATTGGCATAATTTTTTAATTATTTTTTATGTATATATTAAAATATTTTTATATTTTTTTTCAATTTTAATAAGTACAATTTTGTTTTACTTATTTATATATAAATGTATTTTTTTAAAAAATATCTAAAAATCATGCAAAATACGTTTATATTTTTTTGCAGTTTAATGAAAAAACGTTATATTTGTAATGTCAAAGAAATATTAACACAAAAACAAAAAATTATGAGAGTCAGTTACTTTACACACAGAAACATATCAGTTAGCAAACTCTTCGATTCTGAAAAAATCAATGAAGACCTGTCAAAATTCTCCAATACTATTGAAGATGGTTGGTTGGTAACCAAGTATGATAACCGTGAGGTATGTAGAGTTGAGATTTCTAAAGTTTACTACAATTTTGATTTTGCAAATTTCTCGAAATCACTTGTAGCTGAAGTTTTGAACTATTTCGTACCAGAAAAGTACTCTCTCAGGGTAGCAAGTGGTGTTCAGGAAATTCGTCTTGCTGGTGGTGAGTTGTATATTGATAATGAGAGATATGAAAAAATGATCAGCATTGTTAATTCAACTGACAAATCAAGAGCTTTGTCTATGAATGTTGGTTTGATTAGAGTAGAAAAGAATGATGCTCCTAAATCATTCACCATTCTGACAAACTTCTCCAACAAGCATTACAAATCTTCACTTCCTGACAAAATCAAATCATTCTCTGACAATCTGATCAATTTCAATATTGATATTGATTTTCACATCAAAACTATTGATGATCTCAAAAACAAAAACTTTACAATCGTAGATTTTGCAAAATCTATGTTGTATGACAAAAATGGCAAGGTTTTGAAATCAGTAGAATTGAAACTACGTGCTTTGGGTAAAAAACTCATTTATAACTATAACTTTTACAAGAACTATAACACTCTTGTTAATTTGACTGCTGGCAAACTTGATAAAGTCGAAAATTTTGAAGTAAATGCTAAGGTTATTTATAGTGCATATATGGAATTATTCAAAGATTCAGATACATCAGTTATTGCCAGAGAATCCAGAAGGATTATTGAAGCAATAGATAATGTATGAAAATATTTAGCTGTATAATTAAGTTAGCTTATAAATCATTGCTATCAACAAATAATCCTGCTGATAGAAAAAACATTTTTTCTATAAATAAAAGATTCAGTAATAAGATAAATGGCTCATTTGCTGATAATGGTTTAAACTCTATAGTATTACTGGAACCAACAAAAAAAGAATTGAATAATATTTTAATTAAAAAAAGATTAAAAAAACTAAAAAAACTAAAAAGTAATTAATTTTTGTATTACATTTGTTATACATTTTTTAAAACAAATTAAAAAATAATTACTATATATAGGTTCAAGATATATTTTTATGAAAGAAAAATTGAATGAATTAGAACAAAACTTCGAAATCCGCACAGGAGTTAATTTTGAAAATTTCTATAAAAACTATAAGCCAAAATTAATGTGGTATATTACAAAGTATACCAGAGATCCTGAAATTGCGGAGGATTATGTTGAGGATGCTTTTATACAAGCGTTATTAAACATTAGAACCTACAAACGACCTGAAGAAGGTGGCGCTCAAGTTAATACCTGGATTTATAAGATTGCCGAAAATATTGTTAAAAAGGCACATAAAGATGGTGAAAGGTTACCTACAAACTCTTTGGATAAGGAAATGGCAGAAAATTTCAAGCTAACAAATTTAATACCATATGATGATGGTAGAAGCGTAACAGAAGAATATAATATTTTTGTTAAAAAAGCCAATATAATAAAAGAGACCATTCACAATCTACCAGAAAAAGATTCCAAATATAAAAAGGTGCTTATAATGAGGGAATTAGAAGGTATGGCTTACAAAGAAATTTCTGAAGAATTGAACATTAACTTATCTACCATAAAATCTCAAATAAAGAAGGGTAGAAATATCATAAAGAAAAAAGTGATGAAAAAAATTCAAGAAATTGATACTAATGGAGGTGAATAAAATATCTTATGAAGGATCAAAATGGTATATTAAAATTTGGAGAACAAGATGGTATATTTATGCGGTCTTTCTTCATTTATTAAATTTTATAAACATTAATATGTGGATAGATTTACTATTAAAAAAAGGTATCAGTAAAGCTAAGAAGAAAAGTTTAAGAAATGATTGGAGAGCCATAATTCATCATGTAGAACTATACAAAATGTATAAATATTCATCTAAAGTAAGATACGAAAGAGAAGATTAAAGATTAAATTTGGTTATGTAAAAAAAAGTTTATATTTTTGTAAAATATAAACTTTTTTATTATGAAGCAATCGGGATATAATTTTTCAGAAAAAACTAAAAATATTAAAAATGTTTTGAATACATCCATATTTTGGTTTTGGTGTAGGACACTTTGCTCATTTAGGTGGTTTGATAGGTGGGTATCTAATTACCAAATATTGGGGAAGTCTGAAAAAAATAAGAACTTTATAAAATTAAAAACATAAAAATATTTTGATTTCTCAATAAAAACATATATATTTGCATAATAATTAAAAAATATAAAAAAATGATTGATTTCTATAAACACGTGATTCCTGGACAAATGCACGAAAAACTCACCGAAGCCGTTGTTGCTATGATGGCTACTGGTAATCTTCCATATTACGGTGAATTTGCATTATTCATAAATTTCTATGATTCAAAAAACAATCCTTATATTCCAACAGCAGGTGTTAATGTGACTTCTGCTGGTATGAATTTTTATTGGGATAGAAAATTTATGGACAAATTGAAACAATCTGAAACCAACTTCTTACTTCTTCATGAAGAATTTCACCTTCTTTTTGATCACGTAAAAAGAAGTGTTGGTTATAATGCAAGATCCGCTAACGTTGTACAGGATATGATCATCAACCAAATCATTTATGATGAAATCATGAAACAACAAGGTCTTGGCTCTGGTGGTGAGAAAGCATTTTTAACAATACCAAAAGATGAATTTGGAAATAACAGCGCACTTTTCATCCCAAAACAATATAAAGGTGAAGCAATCTTTGAAGATTTATATGAATGGTACGTTAATAAAAAACGTGAATGGCAAGAAAAAAACAAAGAAGCTATCAAAAAAATGAAAAACGAATCCAATAAATGCCCTCATTGTGGTTCAAGTATGGGTGACCCTAATGATAAAAATCAAGAAGGTCAAGGTCAAGGTCAAGAAGAAGATAAAGAAGATAAAGAAGGTCAAGAACAAGGACAGGGAAAAGGTCAAGGAAAAGAAGATAAAAAAGGTCAAGGACAAGGTCAAGGACAAAAAGGTAAAGGTAAACAAAATCAAACTTCAGGTGGAGAAGTAGAAGGAGAAGAAGGAGAAGGTGATTCAAATAGCGGAAAATGTCCAAATTGTGGTAAAGATGTAAACAACAATAAGTCTCGTCAAGGAGATAAAGATACAGCTGGTAACAACAGATACGGTAAAAATGGTAAAAATGATGCTGAATGTTATTCACTTGAAACTATTTTCGAAGGTGAAGAAAGAGAAGAACAAAACACGCTTGATGCACATTTAGGTGATGAAATTCCTGCTGAGTTAAAAAGAGAAATTGTTGAAAACGTAATGACCAAACTCAAAAACCGTGGGTTGAACTCTGGTGATGTCGAATCTATTCTTAATAAACTCCGTAAAACAAGAAAAGATTACTTAAAAGAGATAAAAAGAACTATGAGTAATCACGTATTTGGTTCTAAAAAAGAAAAAACTATTGTTAGACCAAATCGTAGAGGTATAAGTGGATTGAAAGGTCAAAAAAAATATAAGAATGAGATTAATGTTCTTCTTGACACTTCTGGTTCTATGGGTGGTGAATTTGAAAAAGTTTTATCATACATTTTTCAAAATGACATTCAAATCAACATGATTCAATGTGATGCTCAAATTCAACAAGTCCTTAAAATTAAAGAAAAGAAAGAACTTGAAAAGATGAAGATTAGAGGACTTGGCGGTACAACACTTCAACCAGGACTTGATTTTATTGCCGATAAGAAAAACAAAGTTTATATGTATAACACTGTTATCTTAACTGATGGTTATACCGACTCTTTAAATTTCAAAAATATAAGAACTAGAACTCTGATATTATCAACTGCAAGTAAATGTCCGGTAGACTTCGATAATGGTAGAGTTAAACAAATTACTGACATTGGAAAACAGGATTAATTTCCTGTTTTCCTTTTTAAGAATAAAAAAAAACATAACAATGAATAACAATGAATAACAATGAATAAGAAAAAAAATTTATTAAAATTATTCTCTGAAGATACTGAATATCACTATCATTTGGTGAAAACTGAAGAACCTAATGGACATCTTGTATATATAATTAAAGATGGTAACGAATTGGATAAGACTCTTTTTGAATTTTATCCAACAAGAATAATTGAAGAGTTACTTGATGGTATGCAGATTAATTTTCAGAAATTTGCACCATCTGTTTTCTTTACAGAAGAAGAAAATATAGAAAAGTTAAAATATGAGCTTAATGACAAATTCTCTGAAAATTTTAAATTTTCGTCTTTTATTGAAGAAATCAAAGATGAATATAGGATTTTAGAGATTAAGGATTCATTACTTTATAAAAAGGATCCTGAGGCACATGACGAAGCAAAAAGAAAAGAGCACGAAGAACATCAAAAAGAACTTTGGGATGATGTCATTAAACAACATGAAGAACAAATCAAAAGACGAGAAGAAGCATTATTAGAATACGATAACAATCTATTTAAACTTCTTCAAGATCACTTGAAAGGTATTGTTGAATATGAAAAAAGAGATTTTAATCTAGAAGAAGTTTTAGAAACTATTGTATTAAATCTAATCGATCCTGAAACTTGGATTAAAATTAATGACAATCCATTTATTTGTAGAGTTGAGCCGATTTCATTGGAAACAGATAGAATGAATGTGTTTTTAACTGATAATAATGATTATTCATACACTGCAACTTTGAGATTTGATAAAACTGTTCTTGTGACTGAAAATGTCGTAAGAATCAATAAAGGTGATGCATTACCTGATTGTATGCCTGATTATCAATTTCTGGCAAATTTATTTGAAATGAATTTATCTAATATACCAGAATGGGAATTCAAAGATAAAACAGATAAATTCAATTATGTAATTGATCATCTATCACCAATTTTCAAAAAAGAAAGACTGGAAAAGGAGAAAGAATTTTACGATAAATTGAAATCTGAAAACGAAGACGATGAAGATAGTGAAGAAGATGATGATGAAGAAGATGATGATGAAATTATAGGTAGTTCTGAACCAAGTAATTGGTATTTTGATGTGTTTGTAGATGAAGATTCTTATGGACCATCATCTATATGTTTATCGGAAGATGGTAATGAATTAGATGATCAATTAGGCTCTCATAACATACACCAAAATATCATTGATGCTCTAAATAGAGCAGGCATTTATGGCGATGGTGAATTAATGGAATCTGTATGGGAAGTAAATGATTATGAAAATAAAACAAAAGAAGATATAATAAAAAGTATGGAAGATGAGGGATTTATATATAAACCAAATCTTTTTTGAAAAAAATAAAAATTAATATTGTAATTACAATAAAAAAGCGTATATTTGTATTCACAAACAATAATTAATAATACAAAAAATTCATTATGGCAGTAAAGAAAATTAAAAACGGTATCAATGTTGAAACAAATGAAAATCATAGACCTAAAGGATTTGATTCCCTTTCAGATAGGGAAAAGAAATATTTCAAGATGATGAATGCCAAAAGCGGTGTATTATATATTCAGGCACCTCCAGGTTATGCAAAATCTGCAATCATGAGATCAATTGCTAACAAAATTGGATATCAATATTTTGATATTAGATTATCAATGGTTGATGAAACCGATGTTGGATTGTTTCCAGCCATTAATGATGTTGAAATAACTATTGATGGTGAGAAAAAAGTGCAAAAGATGTTGGAACACGTTGCACCTAAATGGGCATATATGGCAAACGAAAAACCATCAATTATTCACTTTGAAGAATTGAACCGTTCTACACTTGCTGTTCGTAACGCAGCTCTTCAAATCCTGTTAGAAAGGGAAATTGGAGCTTTCTTCAAATTCAACAACAACGTATTGATGTGTTCATCTGGAAACCTTGGTGAAGAAGATGGTACTGATGTTGAAGAATTCGACCAAGCACTTAACAACCGTTTGATTCATTTTGAGCACCAATTACCTTATCCTGAATGGGTTGAACAATATGCCAACGAAAATGTTTGTCCTGTTATTGTTCAGTTCTTGAAAACTCACACTGAGCACTATTACAAAAAACCTGACCAAAGAAATCAAAGGAATAAAGCATACGCTACTCCACGTTCTTGGACATTCCTTTCTGATTATATCTTTGAAAACTTTGGTGAATGGGTAGATAAAACCGATCCAAGAGGAAATCCAATCAAAGACGATGAAGGTAATGTTATTAAAATCAAAAAATTTGCCAACATCAGAAAATGGATCAAAGACATTAAAGAAATTGGACATGGTTACGTTGGAGCATCTAATGCTAGATTTATCAGGTATTGTGAAGATACTCTTAAAATCACTCTTGATGATGTTCTCAATAGATTTGATGAACTTGAAAATGACATCAAAGAATTCAATAGGGATAAAAAATCCGAGTTACTTGCTAACATGAAGGAAAGAAAAATCTCTAGCTTGAAAGCACCTCAGAAAGAAAATCTTGTTAAATTTATTTTGACTATTTCTGATGATGAAATTGTTGGATATCTGCTTCACGTACTTGATGTTGAATATACCTTATCTGAAGATACTAGGGACAACAAAGAAGCTGAAAAGTTCTTAGCAGATAAAAGATTTTTGAAATATCGTGATGTCATTATGAAGCACGTTGATGATGAAAAGTCTTAATCATCAAAACAAGAAAGCCACTTTTTAAGTGGCTTTCTTTATTTCATTAATTTCTTAATAGCATCAGTAACTTCTTTTGGCTGTATAACTTTAGAACAAACAAAATTATTATTTCTAGGACAAAACATCCAATCTGTTGGGTTATAAAATAAATTAGGATCATTCCAACAACTGTTACATACACTCTTATTATGTATTCTTATAATATTACTTTGAAATTCGTTTGAAGGATCAGTAAAACCACTAATCATAATAACTGGAGTTCCAACTGCCCAAGATAACCAAGCTAAACCAGAACTAATAGTCACCACCATATCGGCATACTTAATATCAATAACTCTATCATTTAAAGAATAATCTCCAGTTTTATCTATAACAAATTTACTCTTTGGAGCTTGATTAAAACTACCAATTATACCAAAAACTTTATGCTTATCAATTAATACTATTTTATAGCCATTCTTACCTAAAAAATCAAAGACCCTTTCCCATCCAAAAGGATTATTCCAATATTTTAATTGTGCTGTTGATTGTATAGCAACAACCACATACTTTCCCTTTATTCTTGGTCCATTATCATTATCTATATTAACTATAGGTTTTATTTCATCTTTATCAGACCCTAATACTACCTTGGCTATTGATTGTAAAGATATTTTTCTATAATCATAATCATCTACGTAATTATCATATTCTTCATTTTCTTTTTTCCATAATTCTGGACTAATTTCATCATTAAGGATATAGAGATTTGGACCGTAATCTATTCTAAATTTCATATCTACATCATTAATTAAATTTGGATTTGAGATATCAACAAATTCTATATCTGGATAAGCCTTATTGAATAAAAAATTAAAATGTGTAAATAAGTACACTTTAACATTATGTTTAATTCTATATTCTTCCACATAAGGTATCCAAGCTACAGTATCTCCTAATGCAGTTGTACCAAATTTGACATAAACTTTATTAAATTTAGTATGTCTATTTCTTTCAAAAACAACACCATCTTCAACTTTAACTTTTATGGTTATATTTTTATCCTCGATATTATTCAATTTTGCCCAATAATTAACTTTTAATATATCATAATATTCTATATTACCATTATCTTCATTTATAAACTCGACTAAATATGTATTTAAATCTAAATCACTACCTACTATTCTGAGTAAAGCAAAATTATCTTTAAATTTTGTAACAAACTGTGTCATTTAATTTTGTAAATATTTGTTTTTTATTTCTTGATCAACAATATATGCAACTTTATCTGGAGTTGGAATGCAAACAAATTCCTTATTTAATAGGCATACTTGAGTTGGTCTACGGTTAGTTACAGTTGAATGCTCATCAACATCAAAACTATAATCAAATAAACACAACGTATCACATTCACCTTTTATATACGTATATCTATAATATCTGCTTCCATTTCTAACAGCTTGGTGATAATATGGATCACCCATCCAACCAATTTCAAACAAATGTGTATTAGTAGAACCAGCAAAAATATAAACACCACAATCAAAAGAAATAAACCCAATTGAATTATTAATAATGTGCCAAGTCTGACTAAGGTTTTTTTGACAATCCTTACCAGTTAAATCTATACCCAATTTTATATCTAATTTATAATATGATTCTTTACCGATAGAAACAACATAGTATCCCAAATCGTTCAACATATAAACCAGTTTTTGCCAATCTTCTTTTTTATTTTTAAAATTTCTATCTATACCACGTATAGCTGGATTTATACAAACATATTTTTCAGGTAAATCAATTTTATCAAAATCTTCTGGTATATAATCATAAAATAACTCATCTTCTTTTATTCCTATACCGACCTCAAATACCACCAATCTTTTAAATTCTGTATAATATACTCTTGTTGGATTTGACCCATACATTATATGAAAAATTTCATAGCAACTTAGATTTTCACTATCATCTGGCATTGGTTGATCATTATTATCATAATACCAATTAACATATGGATTATTTTTATAAAATTCAAAATATTCTTTATATCCTCTAATTGAGATTTTCTGATTATATATTTTAGACAATTTTCTTATAGTTGGTGTAATAGCAATAGCATCACCTAAACCAACTCTATTATGTATATTTAAAAGTACAGGTTTTATTAAGCCACCAATTTTATTTCTATTTTTAAAAAATTCATGTTGTACATAATCATTATTATAGATATAAATATGTATATTATTTAATTCTAAAATATTAATATTTGTACCATACCAAAATCTATGATTTTTAAATATAAATTTTGATTCCCATTTATAACTAAAAATATCATCAGATTTTAATTCTATATTAACAGAAATTGGAGTATTCACTAGTTTTTCAATAAATATTAAATTTCTACTAAAATCTATTTGTATTTTGAACTTTCTATTCTCCACTTTTTATTCTCCGCACTTGGACCATCCACAAGCCTTGCAAGTTTTGCAACCATCTACGTATGTTAAATCTGGTGCGGTTGCTCCACACTTTGGACAAGCTTCACCAACAATTATAGAGTTAATATACTTCTTGATAATTCTTTTAACACCACTTTTCCAAGTACCAAATGCTGCGACATCTGATGTTAATTGTAAACTATCTATAAGATTAATGACACTTGGCAAATGTATTCTATGTCTTAAAAACGCTGATAATAATTTACTAACATTCCAAAATTCTCTATCAAATGCTCTATTTAACCCTTCCATTGTCACTTGGTATCCGCCTTTATCTATATAAACAAAGTCGTACCTACTTTTTGAATCTCCTTCTTTAAATTTTACAATTTCTCCTTTTTCTACGTTTGTTGGTACATAAAATTCGTCTAATAAACCAGTAAAAATCTCGTATGGGTATTTTTCACCCTTTTCATCTGTCATTAATCCTAAAAATCCTACCCATTTTTCTTTATTATTTGTAAATCTAACAACCTCACATTCTAATTTTTTTGGTCTTGGCTTAGCGTTATTTTCTGCAACTACATTAGAAGTTTCATCTGCTGACATAATAACACCTTGACGTGATCCATCTCTATAAACTGTTATACCTTTGCAACCACTGGACCAGCCAGTTTCATAAACATTAGAAACTGTTTCTTCTGTTATATTATTTGGAAGATTGACTGTTACTGATATAGAATGATCTACATATTTTTGAACCATTCCTTGCATTCTAACTTTTTCCACCCAATCAACATCATTAGAAGTTGCTTTATAATATGGTGACTTTTCAATGATAGCTTTAAGCTCTGATTCCTTCATCTCTTTAACTTCATCTATATTATAGCCATTAATTTTTAACCAAGTTTCAAACTTATGATGAAACACATTATATTCCTGCCATTTAATTCCTTCCGCATCAGTAAAATCAACTCTACCAGATTTATCTGTAGGATTAATTTTTCTTCTTCTCTTATAAACTACTAAATATGCGGGTTCAATACCTGAAGTTGTTTGCGTCATAATAGAAACTGTGCCAGTTGGTGCAATAGTTAATAATGCTATATTTCTTCTACCCCACTCCTTAAGCATTTTATCTAACTCAGGATCATCTTTCTTCAACCTTTCAATAAAAGGATTGTCAACTTCTTTTTCATAATCATATATTGGAAATGTACCTCTTTCTTTTGCCATAATTGCTGATGATTTATAAGCATTTATAGCTAAATTTTTATGAACTTCTGCTGAAAAATCTGTAGCTTCTGTTGTACCATATCTATATCCTAACGCTGCTAACATATCACCTTCAGCAGTAACACCCAACCCTGTCCTACGACCTTTCAATGTCATTTCCATAATTTTATTCCAAGTTTCTCTTTCAACTCTTTTAATATGTTCAGGTTCAACATCATGATCAATTTTATCTAAAATCATTTGAATTTTTTCGATTTCAAGATCAATAATATCATCCATAAATCTTTCAGCGTAAATAACATGTTGCTTAAATTTATCCCAATCAAAATATGCATTTTTCGTGAAAGGGTTAACAACATAACTGTACAAATTAATTGCTAATAAACGACAAGAATCGTATGGACATAAAGTAATTTCGCCGCAATTCCCTGTTATTCCAACTTCTGTTTGAAAAGTATGTGTATCATCGTACACTGTAATATCATAAACATCTTCATAAATATCAGTTAATTGAACATCTTTAATAACTAAATATTCTCTATTTGATAATATTTCGCTATTTTTACTATATTTACCATAATAATTATTTTTTAAGATATAATCTATTTTATTTTGTTTATTTATATTAGATAATTTAAAAATATTATTAAATTTTATAATAGATTTATTTACTATTTTAATATCATATCTACTTGATATTTTATTTTTATTAAAAGGATTTTTATATTCTCCTTCAAGTAAATATGATTTAATACCATAAAAACTCAACAATTTATGTACATCTTTTGCTAATTTCTCATGAGAAGTAGTAAAAGTTATCACATTATGTTTATCATCAACACTACCATCAGATGAAAATAAACCATCAATTATACCTTTAACAAAATTATCATTTGATTTCCAAACTATTGTAGGTAGACCATTACTCTTATTAGTATGACCTAACTTATTAAAAAAACTATCTATTTTTTTTGAAGATGATGTAAATTCGTAAATACCTTTATTTTCTCTTAAATTACAATTAACATCATTAATATCATTAACATAATTTAAAATTTTATAATTTAAATTATTATCGCAATCTTCTTTAGAAAATATAAATCCATATAAATTTGATTGATGTTTTTTATGCCAACTTATCCAACCATCACCTAAATTCCATCCACTAACAAAACCATCTAACTCTGTTAAATCTTTATTATAATTTATAACATCTTCAAATTGAGGAAAATAAATTTTATCTAATCTAGATAAATCTTTCGTTTCTTTTTTTAATACTTTTCCTGTATGTTTATTTATTATCTGTCCATTTGTATTAATCAAAGGCCATTTATGTTCTGGAGTACAATACACTTCATAAGATGAATTAGTAAAAGTTATTTTATATAATTGTTTATTTATGCCTGATTTAAATGCTTTACCTTCTTTCCATTCACCTAAAATATTTTTAACTATAACTCTACCTTCATTATTTTCAGCAGCGTCTTTAATATTTAAAATACCATTTTTAGTTAAAATTTTAGTGTCCCATCTTAATGATGGATTCGTGCTAATTGTTGTAAAACCATGCTCTTTATAGCAATCAGGAACAGATTCTCTTATAATTGTGTCCCAGAATAATATACCTGGTTCAGCTGACTTCCAGGCATTGTGAATTATTTTTTTCCATATTTTTTGAGCATCTACTTCTTTTTTAACTAAAGGATTTGAATGGTTGATAGGAAATTGTTGAGTAAAAGAATCACCATTTTTTGCAGCTTTCATAAAGTTATCAGTAAGTTTTATAGAAATATTAGCCCCAGTCACTTTACCTTTTTCTAATTTAGCATCAATAAAATCTTCTGAATCAGGATGCTCTATCGAACAGCTTAACATCAAAGCGCCTCTTCTTCCATCTTGTGCAACTTCTTTAGTAGAATTAGAATATCTTTCCATAAAAGGAACTAATCCTGTTGATGTTAAAGCTGAGTTTTTAACTGGCATACCAGCAGGTCTAATATGAGACAAATCATGTCCAACTCCGCCTCTTCTTTTCATAAGTTGAATTTGTTCTTCGTCAACTTTCATAATGGAGCCATAAGAATCAGAATCATGTCCAATAACAAAACAATTCGATAAAGATACAACTTGGTTGTTGTTTCCTATGCCTGACATTGGTGAACCTTGTGGTATAATATATTCAAAGTCTTTTATTAGATCAAAAATCATATCTTCTGAAAGAGGATTTTCATATTTACTTTCTATTCTGCTCAGTTCTTTTGCAATTCTTCTGTGCATATCATTTGGTGTCAATTCATGAAAAATAGTTTCTCCACCTATAATTTCTTTCAAAGCATATTTATTCACCCAAACGTCAGCTGCTAGCGTGTCTCCATTAAAATATTTCAACGATTCTTCGTATGCTTCATTTCTTTTATAATTCATATATCATTAATTATTTTTTTATATAAATTTTATATTATTCAAATTTGTTAAATATCCACTCTGTTTCAACTCTACTATTATTTGAGTTGCACTTTCTTTATCTAATAATTTAAACATATTAAAAATGTTATCAGTAAAATAGTAAGATAATTCTACAAAAATCTCTGATTTAGTATAATCCTTACCTATATTATCTAACAACATTTTATAATAACCATTAAATGCTTGTCTATTTGGTTTTCTTCTATTTGAAGAAAAATCTAAAGAAGTTTTAGTTGATAATAACTCATAAATATCTTGTTGTAATTTGAGTCTAGATGTGTATTCTTCATTAAATTTACTCTCATATTCAAAGGAACTTTCTATCTCAATTGGTAAACCATCATTGGAATTGAAGTCAGATTGTGCTGTTAAATGTTCAGTTTCATTATTTTCTAATTTTCCCTTAAAAATAGTATCTCTTGATAGAGCGTGTTTTCCTTCAATTTTATGATTATTAGTATTGAATTTGAACATAATATCACCTTCATCCTCTTCCTCATCTTCGTCCACATCATTATCATCAATATCAGAATCATCGTCTAATTCTTCATCTAGAACTTCATCTTCTAATATTTCTATTTCTTCTGTTTCATCTAATTCTTCATCTTTACGATTTTTTAACATAAAAAAAATTATTTTTAAATACTACTTACTTAACTCCAACCAGTTGATCATTTTCCATAGTTAAAAACTTAGTATTAAAATCAAATCTAACCTGTTCTTCGTGGTGTTCTCCGTCTCTTAATTTCAAAATTTTCAATCTGTAAATATTATTCTTTTTCATTTCTGGATTTCTAATAATACCCCAAACTGAATCTGCTGTGTCAGCAATAGCTTTACTTTCTGGTATATCTCCTAATTTTATATCAGATGCTCCCCAAACTGCTTTATCTGTTTGAGTGGCAGTGACAACAGAACATTCATACTTATCTGCTATTCTTCTTAAACCTTCTGCTAAATGTTTACCTTTTAAATATAGCATATTGGTAATTTCAAATCCTTTCTCTATCGACATTATATTTATATAATCTACAATGACCATCCCAACCTTAATTCTTTTGATCTCTTCAAATTTCTTTATATAATTATCTATATCGGTAACTGTGCAATCACTAGTATTATACTTTTTAACAAAAATTTTACCTGGTTGAGTATCGAATAAATTTCCGACAGTTGATTGGGATTTTAGATTATTTATTCTTTGTTTCATAAAAACCGAATCTTTAGATTTTTCATCATAATCATCAGTGCTGATTTTTAAACGCATAGAACCTAATCTTTTCATAACTTTTCTAGTTGCCATTTCTAATGTTATAACTAACACATTGGCTCCTGCATTAGCAGCATTTGTGGCAATATTGTGCAACCACATTGATTTACCAACGTTAGTTTCTCCCATTATCACATTTAATGTTGATTTGCTCCATCCACCACCCAAAATTGAATCAATACTTGACCAACCTGAAGGTATAGCATTTTTACTAATTTCTTGTTTGTGTGACTCAGGATCATCAAAATCTTCACCTAAATCATCATCATCATCATCAACTAGTAATAAGTTGCCAAACATTGTTTTTGCTCTTTGTGCAACCTCAACAACATTATCATAATCTACTTCTTCTAAGCCACGAATCATATCAATCATTTTTAATGTATCACCATTCAATTGATTTTTTATTTTCCATGCTTTAAATTTGGGGATTAACCAATCTTCGCTAATTTCACTATTATCTGATTGCAGTAATAATTTTATAACTTTATCATTTATCTTCTTATCTTGGTCATAAAGTTTAACCATAGAATAAATTTGTTGAGAACTAGGTACTATGTGAGTTTCACTTTTTAGATATTCTTCTCTTATAACATTATAAATAAATTGTATATCAGAATTTCTAAAAAAATATGATTCTACTTTTGAAAATTGTTCAGGATTATCTAAAATATGGACAAAATAATGCTTCTCCATATTAGTATTCATCTCAGCCATATTTTATTGTATTTTTTTAAAATAAAATTAATCGAATAATTTATCATCAACTCCTTCTATATCAAATTCATCTGATGAAATCATATCATCCTCAATTTTATTTAATTTAATATCAATATCCTCTAATTCACTAAGACATTCTTCATATGATGGATATTTTAAGTATTCATAGACAATTGGCTCTAATGCATTTAGAACATCATCATTGAAAACTTTTCTATTATATAGTTGATTATTTGCCAAAGTTTTATCTAAATGTTTAACATACCAACGATTTGATGGTTCGTATGTTATTTCGCCTGTATCTTTATCTAAAACTTTCTTAACTTTACCTACTCCAACTTTTTCAAAATTTTCATAGGTACAGAACAAATCTAAACCTTTATATGGATTTATACCTTTACTGTAATCTATTTCAAACTTAACTTTCTTCGGTTTAGCTAATCTATTTTTTGCTGCTTTTGCTGTAATAACTGAACCTGATCTACCAAGATCCATTTCATCTTCTTCTCCAGTTTTTAATTTAGCATCGCTCAACAATAAAATTACACTTGAAGCATAATATAAACCTTCACCACCAGATACTATAGTTTGTGGAAACATATCTTGTGTCAAATACACATGGTTGGTAGCAACCAATGGTATATTTAAATAACCCAAATCATTTGTTATTAATCTAACTAAGGATTTAATTTGTTTAGCTCTTGTCATATCTTGCTTAACATTCAATTTAAGAGTATCTTCTTTTTCTTTTTCTGAAGATAACATACCAATTGAATCAATAAAGAAAATTGTCTTAGATACATCTACACCAGTGTCTTTTAATTTTTGTAATGCATCTAAAAAGGACATCATAAACATTTTAATTTTCTCTACAATGTTGGTTCTTATCAACATGAATTTATTAGAATCTGATGTATCAATACCATACATATCAAAATCTGATTTTTCAATAGAATATTCAGTATCTATCCAAACAATATTATAACCCATTTTTTGTGCATTTCTTGCGATATTCAAAGAAATAAAAGATTTACCAGTTTGTTTAGGCCCTGCAATCATCGTTATTTTATTATTAGGAATACCGCCTTTTAAAATACTTTTTGATAATAGTGCATCTAAAACATGAATTCCAGTAGAAATAAAAGTTTTTTCTTTATCAAAATCTTCAATTGATATTATATCTTTTTTTGAAATATTATCTATTAAATTTGATATTTTAGAAAAATCAAATTCATTAGATTTTTTTTGTGATGTTTTTTTAAGTGGTTTAGCCATGATTCCGTCAATTATTTTTCTCATTTTCAATAATTAAATTTTATATTGCAGATACAATTTATTTTTAATTATTTATAATTATTATAAACAAAAGATTAAAAAAAGTTTTCTAAAATTAATAAAAATAATATTTTTTGGAGGGGACCACACAATCAATAATATATAATTTCAAAATACTTAAATACATATGGACTTCTATATAGTTTTTGTGAAAAATAGAAAAAAACTCGATAAATATATTAAAATAAATAGAGTAAGAAATAAAACAATTATAGACATAAAACAGCAATTAGATGATCACGGTTTAGATGATTATAATGAATGGAAAGAATATTTTAATCTTATTATTTATTCAAAAATAACACAAACTATTAGAAAAAATAGAGACGTATATTATATACCAAATACCACAAAAATATATGATATAAATATCGATGATATATTCCAAATAAAACAAAACCTCACTAATGTAAATTTTAATCTTCTTTTTTTCTTCGAAGATTTTAAGAATAACCAAGAAATATATGAAAAATTGCTAAATAATATATCTTCTTTTGATGCTATACAAATAATCAGGGATTATTAACTTCTAAGGTATAATTTTTTTATATATAAAGAAAAAAATTATTACAAAATGCCCCACTTTGATGAAATGGGATTTTTATTTAAAGGTACTACAGTTAGTGGTTTAATTCACAATTCTAGTGAAGATAATACTGTGAATATAATGAAAAATAATAACACCAATTTTAAATATACTGTTTATAAAGGTAAAAATTCAGGCACAAATAAAATAATTGGATTTTTAAAAGATAATGTATATAAAGATCAAAATAATAATAGAAATCCGTATTTAAGTTTAATAAATGATTTTAATTCTGGTAGTATGAAAATAAAACCTTCTGATTTAGCTTACTTAAGAGATTTAGGTGTATATCCAATTAATAGAATGGCTATTCTTAGAAGATTTCAAGCTGAATCATATTTACCAGAAAATTTAGAGGAAATACCTTATGAACCCATATCTACAATAATTGGTTGGATTAAACCAGATGATAATTTCGGTAAAATTGATTTTAATGAATCATGGACAAAAACAAATAAAAGATTCGACGTTTTATTAATGGAAGTAATTTCAAAACAATTTGGATTAGATTTATCTAGAGCAGTCCCAATACCAGATTTTGCTCAAGGTGCTGTATGGGAAGTATATAAAAAAATGGGATTTACTACAAATGATAGTGATGGCTCAGAAAAAGCTGAAGGTGGAACTAGCTCAATTGGAAAATCTCCATGGGGACTAAATAATATACCTGTAGGTAATCCTAATCTTTTAATGGAAGGTCCATTTAGAGATCCTAGTTCTCAAAATATTCAATCCAATTTTTCATTTAATTTAACAACAACATATGAACAAAAATTAATAGGAGATGTTGATCCAGGCTCAGCTATGCTAGACATATTAGATAATATCTATGCTATGGGTACCTCTGATATGTTATTTTATTGGGATGAAAATTCAGAAAGAATAAATGAAGCTAGAAAATCTATTAAAAATGGTGCCAATTCTGTTAGTGCCTGGTTTGATTTCATAAAAAATACAGTCAATAGCTTTTGGGACATGTTACAAGAATTATTCTCAGAACTTAAAGAAAAATTAAATGAATTAAAAGGATCAGTAAAAAAAATAACAGAAAGTGCTTTCAGAAATAATACTAGTGAGACTACAAACGCTGGTTCAGGAGGTGGTGATAATTTTGATATTGTTAAAAATATTATAAATTTAGTTTTAACCAGCACACTTGCGATACATAGATTTCATTTTAGAGCATCTATAGAATTAATGACAGGAGGTAGATTTACAAACACACCTTGGCACTTAACAATAGGAAATCCTTATAGTCCTTGGTTAGCAACAAACCACATAATAATTAAAAGCTGTTCAGTTGAAACTAGCAAAGAATTAGGATTTAATGATCAACCATTATGGTTAACTGCAACATTTAATTGTGAGCTTTCTAGAGCATTAGGTAAACAAGAGTTAATGAGAATGTTCAATAATACATACAAAAGATTATATGACACAAAACAATAAAAAATCATGAAAATATTATCATTTGATACTACATTATATTCAAAGTTAGAAAGAGAAGAAATTACTGGATTATTTAATTTATTTAAAAAAAATATAGTGAATACATATGATATCACATCACTAAAATATTACATAGTACCACGAGAATATGAAATGAGATTGGATAGAATATCAGAATTTTTATATGGTTCACCTAACTATGTAGAAGAATTAATGGTGTTAAATAATATACTCAATCCATATTCAATAAAACAAGGTCAATATATTTATTTTTGTGATTTAAATGAAATATCAAAATTATACACAAAAGACGAACTTTCAGATGAGAAAGAAAAAAATAGAAACAAATTACTTTCATCAAATAGAAAAGATAAAAAAATATCTGAAAATGATAATAAAAATTTACCATTGACAATAAAACCAAGTAATTTAGAACAAATTAAAGTTAGTGATGATTTTACTGTTCAAATAATAAATAAATTTGAATAAATATGATAGAAGTTATAATTCCTTCAAAAATAGAAACAGAAAAGATATTTTTTAAGTTAGAAGATTCAGACTCAACCAAAAGAATAGTGGAATCTTTCGATTACGTACCATATATTTATATAAAAAAAATAAATGATCCAATATTCACACCACCAATAGATGGTACAAATGTAGATCCAAGAGATATAAATTACGTAAAACTTTACAATAACAAATTTTTACCAGAAATAGAATTATCTTGTGAAGATAGTAAAGGTTTATTACTCAACAATGTATATCCATTTGACCACGATACTTTATTGTGTATCTTCATAAAATCTAATTCAGAAAATACCTTTCCAATAAGAATGGACTTTAGAGTAACAGAATATGAATCTATAAAATCTGGAGACAACTCTCGCTTAAAATATATAATAAAAGGAATATTAAATGTTGATGAACTTCATTATGTAAAATATGAAGCCTATGAAGATACCAGTTTCAATGTTTTAAAAAACATTGCAAAAAATTTTAAACTAGGTTTTGCTACAAATGTAAGTTCTAGTGATGATAAAATGAAATGGATAAATCCTGCTGACACATATCTAAATTTTATAAAAGATATCTCTAGACACGCTTATATAGGAGACGATAGTTTCATCTGGACATTTATAGATTTTTATTATAATCTTAATTATGTAGATGTTCAAAAACAAATAAATGAATTTAACAAAGACGAAATATCCAATTTCAGAAACACTCAATTAATATTAAATGACAAAGAAAGATCAGTATATCAGTACTTAACAAACAATACTGCTTTTAACATGACTAATAAATATATTACCAAATTTAATTTGGTCAATCAATCGTTTAAACAAAATATTCAAAATGGTTATAATAAAGTTGTAAGATGGTATGATCAAAAAGATGTAACTATTTATAAAGAAAATTTGGAAAAATTAATAAATGATGATAGTGGATTATCACCAGGTGAAGGTAAGTTAATGCAACTCATTGACGAAAATTCTGATATTTCTACAAATAATATCATAAAAGGAGAAACTAGTAAATTAGATCCTGACAATTGCCATAAAAAATATATTTATGCTGAAACTTTAAATGTTCACAACTTGAATAACATAAATAAAATGAAAATGGTGGTCACTTTACGTCAAATAAATTTTGATATAAAAAGGTTTCAAAATATAAAGGTAGAAATTTTTAATATTGAACAAATAGGATCCAGAACAAATACAAAATCTGATAAAGCTACAGAAGATAAAGAACCATTACAAAATATAAATGAAAGACTGTCTGGTTATTGGTATGTAACAGGTATAAATTATATATACAGAAGAACAGGAGGACCTGAACAAGAAATAACTTTAATGAGAAGAGATTTAAGCAAAAATTATGGTGAAGGTGACACAAACAAAAACGATTTAAGAGAAGCAACTAAAAATAATTAAATAATATGCCAGCTAGTTTTAGAAATTTAATAGACACAAATGCACTAGGAGAAGCATTAACTTCTGGCGACTATTCCGGTGTTTTTAAAAATAAAAAAACCAATAGACCAAAATATATCAAAGGATACGAACAAGAAAGTGCTATTGAAACTTTAGCAAGAAAGGCATCTAGTTCTTTACCTGGTGGTGCTAACGCAATTAATCAATTTTTAGGTATAGATGATAAAAAATTAGATGACTACGATCCTTATAACACCACCAATTCTAAAAAGGAATTATTTTGGAATACAAAGGAAGATGTAGAAAATCAAAAGGGTGTAGATGGTAAAGCAATACAACGTGAGTATGATGAAGATACTAACACCTTTAAAAGATCACTATACACTCAACCAGAATTAGGTAGTTCTGAAGGTGCTTATGGTGAATCCGATTTTTGGTATGAAGATCCTACATATCCAGCATTTGAATTGTTTTTTGATGAAAATTCTCCATTTTTTACTGAGGATGATGACTGGGGCTCTCTAACATCATTTCTCTCACTATATAGCGAAATAGATCCAATTGGATATCAAAATCGCTCAGAAATTTTAGATGAATTTAGAAAGGTTTTTTTCAAAATATTTGAAAAATCAGTAGGATTAAATTCGCATAGAAACGTCAAAAACAAATCATATTATATAACAAAAATTGGTGGTTTAGAAAATTTGACCAAAAAAATATCAAATTTTGGTGAAGATAAAATAACAATAACTCTAAATGAAGATGTTGCTTATTTTGCTTATTATATATCAGAATTATATAACAATTTGGTTTATAGTTATGCAAACAAAAGATACGCCTTCCCTGAAAATGTAATAAGATTTAATTTAACAATTAAAATAAATGATATTAGGTCATTTCAAATTCCAGAAAGACAAGGCACAGATTATAAATATTCAATATCTAATAAATCTTACATTTTATATACTTTGCATGATTGTACATTTGACTTTTTTGATAGCAGAAATTACAACACAGAAATAGAGGTTGGTGGTTATAATGCATCATGGCACCCTGCACCTTCTACGTTATCGTTTAATATTTACTATAAATCTGTAAGTAGATCAGGAACATTCCCATTAATTAAAAACAGCTTACTTTTACATCCTTGGGAAACTCCAATATCAAGTAAAATCTCTGAAGAAGGAACAGGAGATGAAAAGATTGACACTATTCAAAAATATTTTGACACACTCAACAGAGAAAAAAAGGACACTAAAAATGAACCAAAGGGTTATTTGAATGGTTTACTTTCAAATGCAGCTCAAACTGTTGTAAATGCTGCTGCAAATTATGCTGATAATTTGGAAACTAGATTGAGAGAAGTTAAAGGTAGTGCTGTCAATTCTCTTCTATCGCAATTTAGAAGTGCATCAAATATTAACAAAATTGAACCAGACAATGTTTATAAAAGTGATTTTAATGATAGAGCCAGTGCAAAAAATGCAGCTAAGAGTGCAGCTTCTAGTTTATTGAATGATTTAGAAGAAAGTATAAAACAAGCTGGAAATATTTAAAAAAAATTTACAAATGAATATTCAAAATAAGGTATATTTCGGTGTAGTAGAAGATGTTAAAGATCCAAACAAGAAAGGTAGAATTAAAATTAGAGTTCAATCCTTATATAACAACTTAGCAGTTGATGACATACCTTATGCTTATCCTATTACAAGTCTAAATGGTAAGGAATTTAAAATTCCAGCAGTAGGTAAATTAGTTAATGTTTTGTTTTTAACAAATGATTTGTATGCACCTTATTATTTATATTCTGAGAATTTTAACGAGAATTTGCAAAAAAAATTAGATAATTTAAGTGATGATACATATGCAGATTTCACAGCACTATTATTTGATGAATCAACACAAATATATGTTGAAGATGAAGAACTAACAATAGATCAGTTAATTAATAAAATAACCATAAATAATTCTTCAATAAATTTAGAATTAAAAGATAATACTAAAAAGATAAATATTGGTTCTAATGATGCTAAACAAGATGCCGTTTTAGGTACAAATTTCTTTAAATGGATGGATGATTTTATGAAAGAAATGGCCAATCCTGCTGCTATGATTGGAAATATGGGAGCACCTGTTATTAAAACAAAATTAGAAATGTTGGCACAACAATATTTGGTACAAAGACAATCTTTTGTTTCAACTCATATTAAACTTGCAGACAACGGTGCAATAAGAAAATTAAGTAGAACACCAGCCACAGTAAATAATAAAAATGACATAAACCTAGTTCTACCACCAGAAGAAAATACAAATTTTAACACTCTTGGAAACTCAGGAATAGATAAAAGTAATACAGATTTATATAAAAGTATGGGTGATTTAAATAAAAAGAAATGTGAGGAACTTTTAAAAGCTGCTCCAAGTGATGTTGTACCTCTAAACGACTCAGCATTAATACCTGATGCTGTAAATTATATATGGCCTGGTAGACCAAACAGATCAAAAATAGACGATTTACACCCATCAATGAAACCTTATGCTATATCCTTTATAAATTTGTGTAGAGGATTGGGTATTAAAATAGAAATAACAAGTGGTTATAGGTCAATAGCATCTCAACAATCACTACAAAGTACAGGAAATGCAGCTAAGCCTGGATATAGTTATCATAATTATGGTTTAGCAATTGATATAAAATTGATAAACTCTAGTGATTGGGAAACAGTTGGTGAGATAGGAGAAAAATTAGGATTTAGATGGGGCGTTCACTTTAAAAATCCTAGATCCGAGAGGTGGCATTTTGATATGGGATTTGATCATTCTACAGCTGCACTAAAAAAGAAAATAGATAACGGTGATATAATTAATGGATATGTAAATTTAGGACCTAGTCAAGTTAATATAGATAGTGATGCAAAACAAAAAAGAGAAAATACTTATGATGCTGTGAGAAAAGAATGTGAGGATATGAAAAGATTTAATAGAGTTTATGCTGAAAATATAGAAACAAATGATAATGGAACCTACACAGAAGGAGAAAATTCCAGTCAAAGTGATGAAAGCGAAAATTCACCGCCAGGTGCATTAGAAGCTGCTGACACAGGAAGCAATTTTATTCAACGTATTAGTGGAACAGAAAAAGGTACTGGTGGTACTGGTGGAGGTACTGGTGGAGGTACTGGTGGAGGTACTGGTGGTGGTACTGGTGGTGGTACTGGTGGTGGTACTGGTGGAGGTACTGGTGGAGGTACTGGTGGTGGTACTGGTGGTGATACTGGTGGAGGTACTGGTGGTGGTACTGGTGGAGGTACTGGTGGAGATA